AATCTCCCTACTTCGACGCGTACGATCGAGTCCTCGCTCGGATCAAACCTCGAGGAGCGATCAAGAACATCCACCGCGATCGAATAAGCCTTTACAGGCACTCCAGGCCCAAACTTCTGATGATGATCAACAAGAAACGTCAGCAGATTATAGCCGCGAGATCCAACGTCCAACGCACCGCTGCGGACGATCCGGTCGAGGGCATCAAGGCATTCGGCCAAGCTCGCCTCGCGTTTCTCTGCGGCAGGCAAGGTGATCGAGGCAGTTGTGTCAGCTCGGTCTTGTTCCATGATCTACGTGCAATCTGCATACCAGAATTGGCTGCAGGCTACGCATCTTTTCGGACAACTCAAGCAAGGGTACTTTGCGCCAGATAAACTCGGACTCGGCTGACGACCGTAAGTGCAAGGTGATCAACTGTTCGACGGATTTCTCGGTCCGCGCGCTTGTCAAACAGCTCAAGAGTGGCATCGAAGATCGCGATCAGATCGTCGACTAGCTGCCTCTCCGCGTCACCGAGACCGCCAGCCGACTGAACAAGCTGCGCATGAACGATTGCATGAATGCTGCGTTCATGAATGCCAGCGAGCGTAGGGTAATCGTATTGCACTCGTTCGATCTTTCCGAGCCAGAACAATGCCTTTGCGTTTCGCATGTTGTACCAGAGTCTACCACCACAAGCAGTTGCCTTGCCGATGATGGAGTTGACCGGAAGGTACGTGCGTGCACATTCAGCCCGGGAGAAGCTACGGACGATCAAGCTTCATGAGGCGTGAAACGTTCCCCACGCCCCACTCGCCGCCCCTCCGCGTCCTGATCCCGCGCGCTGTCAGTTCTGCCGCCATCGCTCTCAGCGACGTATGTCCCGCCGCTCGGACATCTGCGAGCACCGGCGCCAGGTCCGCGGCGAAAGCAGCAGCATTGCCCGACACTGCCGCACGCAGCGCCTCGCCACCTTTCCCCGCCCGCCGCAGGCTCTGAGCCCCATTCGGATTGCCGAGCTTCACCCCACGCGCCTTGGCCACCGCCAGCGCCTCCTTTGTCCGCCGCGAGACCGCCTCCCGCTCGGCTTGGGCAACGAGCGCCATGATGCCGACGGTCAGGTCGTTCGCCTCTGGCATGTCGACGGCCACGAACCGCACCCCGCTGTCGCGCAGCGCCAGAAGGAAGGCCGCGTTGCGGGAGAGCCGGTCCAGCTTCGCAATGACGAGCGTCGCTCCGGTGACTTTCGCCCGGTGCAGTGCCTTGGCCAGTTCCGGCCGGTCAGCCTTTCGCCCGCTCTCGACCTCGGTAAAGCGCGCCAGCACCTCTGACCCGCGAGAAGCCGCGAACTCCTCGATCACCTTGCGCTGCGCCTCCAGCCCCAGCCCGCTCGCCCCTTGTCGCGCCGTCGAAACCCGCTCGTAGGCCACAAGTCGCTGTCCTGCCGCCATATCCGCCTCCTGTACACAACTGCCTAACGTTGGTTGCGCAGGTGTATACACCGAACGGCGCGGACGTCGTAGCACGAAGTGGCGCAGAAGGTAGAAAATAGTAGCAAGAACAATGATCTATCGAGTTGATAGGTGCCGGAACCAGAGCGAAGCTGATCGCACGGCAACTCACCAGCCCGAAGGATCGGACGATGGCCCGAAAGACCGCAGCGACGAACGAACAGGCCTTGGACGCCTTCCTGGCTGCGAAGGCCGAGATCGACCGGCTGCTGGCCGAACTTGCCACCCTGAGCGCCGAGCACTTCCACGCCGACCCCGAGAGGATCAACTGGGGCCACGTCGGCACCGCGAACCACATCCGAGAGCGACTGCAGGAGATCGCCAACTTTGCCACCAGCAAGGGCTGACCGCAGGCCCGGCCTACGCAGCCCCACAGCCCGCCGCATGCGGGCCTTGGCCACGTAGAAGGGTCGGCATGCCGCTGGCCCGGACAAGGAGGCCGCAATGGCACGTTCCCCGAAGACCAAGGAAGAGACCGCAGTCCAACCTGTCGAGGCCCTGGACGCCGCAGCCACCGCCGAGCCCACGAAGCGCTCACCCCGGCCCGGCAGCAAGCTCGCCAAGGTGCTTGAGCTGCTCGAGAGCGAGGCTGGTGCGACCATCGCCGAGATCATGACCGCCACAGGCTGGCAGCAGCACACGGTGCGTGGGGCGCTGGCGGGTTCGATCACGAAGAAGCTGGGACGCACGCTGACCTCGGAGAAGATCGAGGGCCGGGGACGGGTCTATCGGATCGCCAAGCCTTCGATCTGACCCGGATCCCCTGAACCATCGGACGCTGGCCTTCAAAGGTTGGCGTCCGTTTCATCGAGCAAGATTTCGCCCGCTTTCCCTTCGATGGCTTTGTCCTGGCCATCGTAAAACGTACGGAACACGATCTTCAACGGTTCCGGAACTGCTGGTCCCGTGGCAACAGCAATCCGCGAGCGCGACGCAGGCGTCAGCCCGATCTCGGCCATGTAGCGTCCCATCAGCTCCATCTGCCGGTTGGCGATCCCGAGCCAGGGCGATTGCTGTACGTAGCCCGAGGGCGTCTTGATCAGGAGCGGCGTCTCCTTCAGCTTCTCCTCCGCCTCGACCCAGCGGCCATAGGCCTGGCAGTAGGCGGCAAGGACCGCGCGATCGACGACGGTGATGACACCCATGCTGACGAGCGTCTCGACCAGACGGTGCCACTCTGCCCGTGCTTCCTCGCTCAGATGCTCCGGACAATCGGGCACGCCCTCTGGCGGCACCGGCTCGGCCTGGTTCCAGGCCTTCTTGCCCCGGTTGCCCTCCATCCGGCGCCAGGCGGTTGGCTTGCGGGGTGGGCCGCTCATGGCAGCTGGTCCCGCAGCTCGTTGAAGGTCCGCCGCACGACATAGCCGCGCAGGAGCGACACTCCGGTGAAGACCGAGGCCACGACCATGTTCTCGGTCAGGGCGAGGTCGTGGCCCATGACGGGGAACAGGAGCCGCTGCACCCAGATCGAGAGGAGGAACCCCAGGACGGTGCTGGTCAGCATCTCGAAGGCCGAGGCAGCGCGCGATTGACCTTCAGCCATCCTGATCACCGGCCTGACGGACGGGAAGTGGCTCGGACTCAGCAGTCAGAACGGCGCCTTGCTGCCGCGAGCGGATCGCGTCGAGATAGGCCGTCAGCTTCTGGAAGGCGGAGTCCGGCGTGATGTCCGGCTCAGCGGGAAGCATGTGCTCGACCTGGCTCGTCTCGCGCCAACCGGCCTGGGTCTTCAGGAAGAAGATCATCGAGGTGGTGTCGCCAGCTCGGGCCTTGTTGATCAACCCTTGCGCAATGACGCCGATCGCCTTGGCCTTGCCGCGTTTATAGCGTGCCGCGATCTCCGCATCGCGCTGCATCATGCTGTAGAAGGTGCGTCGACCGATACCGAAGTAGTCCGCAACCTGTTCGGCCGTCAGAACGGCAGCGAGGGTCTCGACCTCCGCCTTCTGCTGTTCGGTCAATGTGAAGGGCTGCATCGCCATCAAACGGGATCCTGTGGCGCCCGCTCGGCCGCAATGTCTGCAAAGGACCGCCCATCTCCCTCCAGCACCGCGTCGCGCCCGGTGAAGGCCTGCCAGCGCAGGACCGCCACGTCGACATAGGCCGGGTCGAGTTCCACCGCATGGCACTGCCGCCCGCAGGTCTCGGCGGCGATGATCGAGGTCCCGGATCCCGAGAACGGTTCATACACTGCCTGACCGGGGCTGGAGTTGTTCAGCATGGGCCGCCGCATGCACTCGACGGGCTTCTGCGTGCCATGCACCGTGGCCGCATCCTGATCCCGGCTCGCGATCTGCCAGAGCGTCGTCTGCTTGCGATCCCCCGACCAATGGCCCGTGGCCTTCTCGCGGACGGCGTACCAGGCGGGTTCGTGCTGCCAGTGGTAATCCCCGCGGGAGAGCACGAGCCGTTCCTTCGCCCAGATGATCTGGCTCCGGATCGCAAGGCCGCAGGTAACGAGGCTCTCGGCCACCGTGGTGGCATGCAAGGCGCCATGCCAGACATAGGCCACGTCCCCGGGGAAGAGTGCCCAGGCCTCGCGCCAGTCGGCCCGGTGGTCGTTCAGCACCTTGCCAGTACGCCGGGTCTTGGCGGCCCCGACCTCGTTGCGCCAGTTCGGGTCGTAGGCCACGCCATACGGCGGATCGGTCACCATCAGGTGCGGCAGGACGCCATCCAGCACCCGGGCGACCGTTCCTGCTTCCGTCGCATCGCCGCAGATCAGGCGGTGGTTCCCCAGCACCCACAGGTCGCCCGGACGCGAGACAGGCACTGCCGGGGTAGGGGGCACATCCTCCTCACGGGGATCGGTCTCGCCAGACCTGAGCAACGCATCAAGTTCACCCGCTTCGAACCCA